GTCGGTTTATTGACTCTGGTTTCTTTATTTCGTCGTCAATTTGATTTTTGGTTCGGTATTTCGTCGTCAATTTGATTTTTGGTTCGGATCGTTTGGATTTGATATGACTGGCAAAAAATCAGAAATGAAGCCGGAGCAGTACGAGGCCCACAAGGCCCGTGTCGCTGAACGGCAACGGAACGCCGCCGCCGCGTCCAACGAAATCGACCTGGTTGATATCGCGATCGTTGGCGATGAGCAGCAGCGAGAAGCCTGCCGACTGGACCTTGAGCGTTACCTATGGACCTACTTTCGCGTCTGGTTCACGGGGCCGTTTGGCGTTCAGCAAAAGCGGTACATCCACATGTGCGAGGACATCATTCTCGCGGGCGGAACTCACGCCCAGGCGATGTCTCGCGGCTGGGGAAAGACTCGCATCACGGGCGGCGGGTCGCTGTGGGCCGGGTCGTATGGCCATCGAAAATTCAACCTGATCATCGGGGCGACTGACGACTTGGCGATGAAATTTCTGACTCACATCAAGGGTCAAGCGAACCTGAACGACCTGCTCCTGGCCGACTTCCCCGAGATCTTTTTCCCGATTCGCAAGCTGCAAGGCGTCCCAAACAGCTGCGCTCGACAAACCTTCATGGGCAAGTCCACCGGCATCGAATGGACCAAGTCGTCGATCGCGTTTCCGGCAATCCCCGGTAGTCTCGGGTCGGGTTATCGGATCGATACAGCGGGCCTCACGGGAGCCATTCGCGGCCAGTCGTTCGCCGGGCCGGGCGGGATTGATGTCCGGCCCGACCTGATTTTTCTGGACGACCCGCAAACTAAGGAATCCGCACGGTCGTTCACGCAGACCCAGGACCGCATTGACCTGATCGACGAAGATATCATGGGCCTGGGTGGCCCCGATAAAACGATGGCCGTGCTGATGCCTTGCACGATCATTCGCCGCGGCGATCTCGCCGATCAGTTCCTGGACCGCAAGAAACGGCCGTACTGGCGAGGTCTCAAGAGCGGCGTTTTCGACAAGCTCCCCGATAACCTGGCCCTGTGGAATCAATACAACGAACTTCGCGGCGAGGCCGTCGCCCAGGACAAGGGCCTCGAACCGGGCAACGATTTCTACCGCCAGCATCGCGAGGCGATGGACTTCGGCTGCACGTCCAACTGGCCGGAGATGTTCGATCCGAACACGGAAGTTTCGGCGATCCAGCGGGCGATGAACAAGTATTTCGAAGTCGGCCGCCGGGCATTCATGGCCGAATACATGAACGACCCGGAACAAGTCAATCTCTCGGAATTGTACAAGCTCGATCCACTCGATGTTCGCAAGCGGCTGAATCGCCTGCCTCGCGGTCGCATCCCGCTCGGCTACGAGAAACTCACATGCATGATCGACGTTCAGCAGCGGCTGCTGTGGTACGCGGTTGTCGCGTGGAAAGATGACTTCACGGGCTCAGTGATCGACTACGGCTGGTGCCCCGATCAGAATCGCCGTCTGTTCACATTGGATGATTTGTCCAACACGCTGCAGCGAGAAGCTAAGACGCTCGATACCGACGTCGACAGTACGACGTGGTGGGGTCTCAATAAGCTCGGGGAAACAATCCTCGATCGGCAGTGGATGCGGGAAGACGAAGTCACATTGAAGATCTCCAAGGGCCTGATCGACATCAACTGGAACGAATCGGAATCGGCCGTCGCTCGCTTCTGTCGAGTCTCCCGCTGGAAGGGAGTCATGTTACCGTCTCGCGGCCGTCCGCTGATTCCAGGCAAGCGGCGAATCTCCCAGTGGGCACCGAAGGACGGCGAACGATTCCCGCGGCCGGCCGAACGTGCCGAGTGCGAATGGATGATCACGGCGACCAAGCATCACCGGCTGCAGGAGTGTTACTTCCACCCCAATCATTGGATCACGCGAATCAACAAAGCCCTGACGATTCCCGTGCATGCGTCCGGCTCAATCAGCCTGTACGGCGAGAAGCCCGATGAACATCAGATGCTCGCGGAACACGTCACGAGCATGTACAGCGAGACGGTCACGAAGGACGAAGTCGAGGGCGTTGTATGGAAGATGCGGCCGGGGATTGTGCGTAAAGATCTGCTGGACTGCTTGGTGGGAGCTGCGGTCGCTGCATCGATCGAGGGAATACAGTTAGGGACGGAACAGCTTGTGGCCGCTGCGTCCATTACGAAAAAGCGGCGAATTGTCGTGCCTGATCATATGAGGGTATCCAATTGACCAAGACGCGTAAGCCGGTTCAGTTCCCTGATGGCAAAGGCTTGCGGTGCCCGCGATGCCACGGTCCTGACCTGAAGGTGTATTACACTCGTCAGGCGGACGGATCGACGCTGCGAGTGCGAATCTGTCGTGACTGCGGAGCCCGCATTCCCACGGTCGAAGTGATCTCCGGAACGCTGGCCAAAAGAAAATAATTCCACCGGTGGAACTATTTCGAAGAATCTGTGTTGCGAGATCGTCCAGCCGCTTCGCGATTCGCAGGAGTCCGGCCACAATCCAAGTATCTCGCGGGCCGCTAGCTACGGTCAGCTCACCATTCGCCCATGCCGGGGCGGCATCCCTGGCATGGGCGTTTGCATTTCATGGCCGACATCGACGATCAGATTGCCGACGCAATTGAGAAGCCGCAATCCGTCTCTGTGGACGGCCAGAGCGTCACGAATCGGCCCATTGACGACCTGATCAAGGCCGCTAACTTCGCTGCCCAGAAGACCGCCCAACGGCGAGCCAATCGCGGACTACGGACAATCCCCGTTCAGTTTCCAGGGAGCATGAAATGAGCATTGCCTCATTCCTGGGAACAATCGGCGGGCTGATCGGGTTCGGGTCAACACCTGCGCCAGAAGCGACTGCTGCACCAGCTACAACATCGAAGCCGAGTCGCGATGTGTCGGCCCGTTACGACGCTGCCCAGACCGGCCCCATGCTGTCCAATCATTGGAGCATGGCCGATGGGCTGTCGGCCGACGCGGCCAACTCGCCACATGTCCGCAAGATTCTCCGCGAGCGATCACGGATGGAATGCGGCAACAATCCCAACGCGTGCGGCATCGTCCGCAAGCTGGGAAACGATGTGGTCGGAACCGGGCCGCGAGTGCAGTGCCTGCTGCCCAGCACGGAAGCCAATCGCCAGATCGAACAAGCGTTTGCTGATTGGGCGAAACAGATTCGGTTCGCGAAAAAACTGCGAATGATGCGGCAAACGAAGTCCCGTGATGGCGAAGTCTTCGCCATGCTGACGACGAATCCCAAACTGAAGCACGTTGTCAAGTTGGACTTTCGCCCCATCGAATGCGATCAGGTCACGAACCCGCAGTGGACCGGCGTGGAACTCGATGAGATCGACGGCGTGCGGTTCGACACCTACGGCAACGTGACTGAATTCTGCGTGTTGAAAAATCATCCCGGAGCGAACGGGATGACGACGTCATTTTTCGAACATGATTGGGTTCCCGCTCAATTCATGATTCATTCGTTCTTGCTCGAACGCCCTGGGCAGCATCGCGGTATTCCCGAGATGACATCGTCGCTGTCGTTGTTCGCGATGGCTCGTGGCTACACCGATGCCGTACTGGCAACGGCTCGATTCGCAGCCACTCCTCACGGTGTAATTGAAAGTGAAGTCGGCGACGACGGCGAACAAGATACGTTCGACCCGCTCACGACGATGAATTTCCCAGCGGGCATCACGACGATCGGCGGCGGCAACAAGCTCACGCAACTCAAGCCAGAGCAGCCAACGACCAGCCATCACGAATACACGACCGACCTGCACACGCTGGCCGTGCAGCCGATCAGCATGACGCGAAATATCGCGACGGGTGATTCGTCCAGTTACAACTTTTCGTCCGCGAAACTTGATGGTCGTCTGTACTATAAAGCGATTGGCATCGACCAATACGATTTGGAACTGGAATGCGTGGATGAAGTGTTCGACGCGTTCTGGATCGAATATCGAGACCTCGCGGACGGATTGCCTGCCGACGTTGTTGCACTGGACCGCATTCCACACGAGTGCCACTGGGACCAGCCAGTTGACGTTGATCCCGAGAAGACAGCCAACGCTCGCGAGAAGAGCCTCAAGACGGGAATGACGTCGTTCCAAACAGAGTACGCTGCCCTAGGACTGGACGCGGAAACTGAGATGCGAAAGCAAGCTCAGATCTGCGGACTGGAATACGAAGATTACGTGGCTCGCGTGGTGTTCAATCTTCTGCCTGCCGTGCCAGAGGATGCAACTCCAGAGGCCGCTGCCACACCCGCCACTGCCGTTCAGGACACGGCCCTGAACGGTGCCCAGAGCGCCAGCCTGTTGGCAATCGTGGTTGCCGTGGCCGCCGGAACAATGCCGCTCGAAACAGCTCGCGGGATGATCGCATCATCGTTCCCGTTCCTGCTGCCCGAGCAGATCGACGCCATCATCAAGCCGTTGGCCACGTTCAAGGCGACGGCATTGCCGGACGGTTCGCCCGTGCTGGCTCCCGGCACAGAAGATCCATCGGCCACGGCCACGGCAGCAACGCCAGCCGCATCGGCCGGGGCTTTCGTTGGCACGAATCGCCGCGATTTTTCCAACAACATGAAGGCCACCAACGACGTGCTGAAAGCGTTCATGGCTGGCACTTCGGAAGTCTTGACGCGGGCTGCATTGGTTCGCCTGGGCTGGTCGGCTGAGGACGCCCAGGGCCTGATCGACGATGCCCGTGACGGACGAATCGACAATCCCCCGGCGGCTGCCCCGGCCCCTGTTGCGGAGGTGCCGACGAATGCCTAGTCCATCGCAACTTATTCACTTCGATCAGACGCGAGTCGAGTTCGAAGGCCCCGGAGCGGTCGAAGCGGCGGACGGCCAACCGGCCCGGCTGAGGCGCTTCCGGAATGTCGTGTATCGCGGCGGAATCTTGAACCTGCCGAACTTCCGCTTGCCGCTGGTTCTGGATCTTCAGGGCCTGGACGTTGGCGATCAGGTCAGGCCAGCGTTACTCGATCACAAGCAGGACGCCGATCACGTCGTCGGGCAAACCGACCGTGTGGTCATTGAAGCCAACGAACTGATTGCCGAAGGCAACGTAATGGGCACATCGCCCGAAGTGTTGCGGGCAATCGATCTGAACGATAAGGGTTTTGCGTGGCAATCCTCGGTGGGAGCAACGCCAACGTCTCCACTACGAATGATCCCGGCCGGACATCAGGTCCTCGTTAATGGACAGGCCTTTACCGGGCCAATCTTTGTTGCCACCACGTCTCGCCTGGGGGAAATCACTTTCTGTGTCATGGGCGTGGACCGTACCAGCTCAGCACGCATTGCCGCGAGCGCGGCGGGAGAAGTAGGAATCATGACGTTCGAGCAATACTGTGCCTCAATGGGATTCGATCCCGCCACCCTCAACGAACAACAGCGAGCCTCGCTGCAAACCATGTTCGAAGCCCAGGGGGCAGCCCCGCCAGAACCGGCCGCAGCCAGTACGGCCCCGCCTCCGGCTGCTGCTCCCGCTCCTGCTGCGGCGGCTCCCGTTGCCGCTGCTGTGGGACAACTGGAGATCTCTGCTGCGGACATTCAGGAGTTGAGCCGGTGCGATGCGATTCACGCCATCTGCAGCGGGAACAATGGGACCTTCCCGGAAATCGAGGCGTCTGCTGTGGCAAACAACTGGGACCTGCGAACAACCCGTGTGGCCGTGATCCGGGCGGCTCGTCCGACCGCTCCGGCCATCCACATCCGCAATCACGATCGCAACCCGCAAGTGATCGAGGCGTCACTGTGCCTGGCATCGGGCATCAGCGCCAATGTCGCTCATGAACGGGGATGGTTCAGTGAGCAGGTCATTGAGGCCGCAGAGTCGCCTCACTGGCGAAACATGTCGCTGTCGCGTTTTGGTCACGAGATCGTGACCGCATCTGGCGGCTACATGAAGCCCGGCAAGATCGATACCGAAGGGGTCTATCAAATCTTCGCGGCAGATCGCCGACTGAACGATCCCATGCGGCAACCGATCGAAGCGGCAGGTATGTCGACGCTCAGCCTCACGGGCGTGTTGGGCAACACGAATCAGAAGATCTTGCTCAATTCGTTCATGGACGTGAAGCGGGTCATTCCGCAGATCGCGGTCAAGCAATCGCCCAGTGACTACAAGCAGTTCAAGGCGTATCAAGTCACGATGTCCGGTGACATTGAAGAGATCGGACCGGATGGCGAACTGCCCGACATCAGCATGCGGGAAGAGGAATTCGCGAACCAAGTCAAACTGAAGGGCGCTTACATGTCCGTCAGTGAAGTGACGTTCGTGAATGACGACCTGGACGTGTTCTCGATGGTCCCGAAGATGTTCGGCCGCAAGTGTGCAATCAACTTCGAAAAGTCTGGGTTCACGACGTTCCTGTCAACCGCCGGAAGTTTCTACTCAATCGCAAACGGCAACTACATGGAAGGGGCCGGAACGGCACTGAGTATCGCCGCACTGAGTCAGGCTAATCAGTTGGCCGAAGAGCAGGACGACGAAGACGGCGATCCGATCATGTTGCAGTTCAATCGGATTCTTGTTCCGCCTGCGTTGTCCATCACGGCCAGCGATCTTTACAAGGAAAAGAACATTGTCATCGCTGGGGCAACTGACGTTGTCCGGACCGCGAGTAATCCGCACGCGGGCAGCTTCGCTCCATTGTCGTCTCCGTTCCTGGGAACGAAGTATGGCGTGAGTGGTTCTAGCGACGTGGCGTTCTACCTGTTGCCCGAAAACGGCGACATGTCCGCGTTGCAAGTCGCTTACCTGAACGGTCAGGAAACCCCGACTGTCGAGCGTGGCGAAGTGGACTTCCACAAGCTCGGCATTGCGTGGCGAGTGACGTTCCGCTTCGGCTTTGCGAAGGGCCAGAAGCGAGCCGTCATCAAGTCCAAGGGCTCCGCGTAATGAGCCTGTAATCTGACTGTTTCTGAATAAGTTCCAGCCCTCAATCGCGAGGGCTGGTTGCCAGCCTCTAAACAAATCAACTCACAAAGTGAGAACCAATCATGTCTGATCAACTGTTTCAAGCCCGAACGTACAAGCCTGGCACTGTGATCGATTACACGCCGGAAGCGGCTGTTGTCGCCGGTCAGGTTGTTGTCGTTGGATCGATTGTTGCCTATGCTGCGGTTGCCATCGCAGCCGGTGAGCTGGGCGCTCTGACTGTGGCCGGACAAATTCACGGCGTTGGGGTGGAAGAAGCGTGGACTCAAGGCGATGCCATCTACTGGAAAACAACCGCCAACCCATACGGCGGAACGGCTGGAACCGGTGCGTTCCAGAAGACCGCTTCCGGGGCCACGCTGGCAGGCTTTGCAGCCAAAGCGAAAGCCTCAACCGATCCAACCGGCGTTGTGCATCTCACGTCAGCCACGCGAACGGCGACGCTCGCGGGTTCACTGGGGGCCGACGATATCGTCGGTACTGACTCCACGTTAACGATTACCGGGGCACCTCCCGCCACGGTGACGTCTGCCGGTGGATCTGTCCCGATTGCGGGCGGCATCGGCGGGGCGACCTCTGGTGTGGGCGGTGCTGTCTCGCAAACTGGCGGAGCCGGGACTGCCGGGAACTCCGCAGGCGGAGCTGCGTCAACTGTCGGCGGAGCCGGTCAAGGGTCCGCTGCTGGTGGTGCCGCCAGCGTCGTTGGTGGCGTCGGTGGTGCGACTGGGGCCGGTGGTGCTGTCGCTGTGACCGGCGGGGCTGGCGGGGCCACCTCTGGCACTGGCGGGGCGGTTGTGATCGCTGCCGGTGCTGGATCAGGTGGCAACGCAAACGGCGGGGCCTTGACGCTTCGCGGTGGTGCCAAGAATGGATCGGGCGCTGACGGTGCGATTGCCATCGGCGACAGCAACACAGCATCGATCACGATGGGCAAGATGCCTCGCATTCCGACCGCGACCGTGGCCGCTGCGGGGACCGTCCAGGGTGATGCCGCAGCGATCGTCGAAGGCTTCACGCTGGTCACTGGCTCAACCAACGCGGGCGTCAAGCTGCCGTCCGCTGTTGCTGGCATGCAGGTCATCATCAAGAATAACGTCGGCGGCAACATGAAGGTCTGGCCGAACACGTCCGACGCGATTAACGCGATCACGGCCGACGCGGCGTTTACGATGGCCACCCTCACGTCGTGCTTGTTTGTCGCCTACGACGCAACGACCTGGTACACGATTCCGCTCGTCGCCAGCTAGTGATCGGTAATTCAACCCGGCCGGGCTTATCCCCGGTTCACAACCCGGAGCCGTGTTTCACGCCACGGCTCCGGGTCTCTCTTACACGAGGTGTCTCCATGTTGGAATTGCTGCTTGCTCAAGCTTCAGTCGGCGACTCTCCGGTGTCTTGGACATCGGTGATTGCTGCTCTGAGTGGCGGCGGTTTTTCGCTGTGGTACGGGTGGTACACGACATCAGTGACCGTGCCAAAAATGCAGGCTGACGGCAACGCCACAATCGCCAAGGTCAACGCTGACAACAACGCCGTGATCACTCGTCTGGTCGCTGACTTCCGCGAGGAAATGAAGATGGAACGGCAGTTTCACGACAATCAAATCACTCGTCTGATCACGCAGATCGACAAGGTCGGCTGTCGGCATACGCCGCAGTTCGTCCCGAGTTCTTAATTCACATTCACTCAGCAGGACTTTTATATCATGTCACAGTTACGAGCACTCGCCACGCAGATTGACGAAGGCGTCTCGGAATCAGTCGGTTATTCGCAGTACGGAGCGTTCATTGAACTGCTCGTGACGCTGCTGCCGATGTTCCTGCAACTCTTCTCGATGTGCCCGAAGAAACCCGCTCCGCCCGCTCCGGTGGACCCGACGCCTGATCCAACTCCGGAACAGTCAAAGGCATGGACCGACGCCTGGGACCTCAAGCAAAAAGCCCTGAGTTCCTACAGCGAACGCCACGCGGACTATGACCGCCGAACATTGAACGCGATGGCCCGGCAGGTGCAACGCAAACGCGGTCAAGACGGCGAAAAGATTAAGCGGCCGCAAGCCCTGGAGATCGCCCGCGAGACTCTCGACGCGGCCCGCAATGAGTCGATGCCCGCTCTGTCTGCGGCCGTGCTGGAAGCGAGCGTTGTCGCTGCGGAAATGTCCGCTGCCGGAATCGTGCCGATCCTGGGCGATGACGACTGATCTGATTGGTACTGGAATCGCTTCGGACCCTGCACTCTTAACGAAAGTGATCGACATGAAACACCGCTTGCTGTTGTCGCTGTGCCTGCTGTGTGTACCGCTGGCCGGGCCGTTGCTGGCCGAAGATCCCGCTCCCATGCCGATGCAGGATCTGTCGGTGATCGTCGCGCCTGACTCAGAAGTCACCGGAACAGGAACACGTCAAGACCCGCTCCACTTCACGGGCAACACGCTTGGCGTGCTGGAACTCACGGGAACATCCAAGGGCGTGCGATGGAAACTGCGGGACGCTCCGCCGAAAACTATTGTCCGCGATCGGCTGGCGATCTTCCCGCAAGGCATCTCCGGCGAGTACGTGCTGGCAGCGGACTGGGACGGCGGGTCGAGTGAGTTGTGTTGGATTCGCATCACAGCCCAGGACGGACCGCGACCCCCGCCCAGTCCCGTCAATGCCATCGTTGCGAAATTGAAAGCGGCATTGATCGGACCCGACGCCAAGGCCGATGCCGCGAAGCTCGCCGGGCTGTGTGGCGGATTCGCCGATGCGGTCGAGTCAGGACGATTCGCAACCTACAAGGAACTGTTCGCCGCATGGAAGGATTCACAAGCCGCTGCGAAATGGCCGACCGGAAAGTATCCCGCGATTCCCGACGTGATCCGACTGGCCATCCCCACGGCAGACGAAACGACGCCCGTCAATTCGACCAACTCACCATCGATCATCAGTAATCTGCGGCTGATCGAAAAGACTGCAGGAGCGATCGCCAATGGCTGATGAATTCTTTAGTGGCCTTGTTCGCAGTCCTGCCGACCGTGAATGGCTGATGGCCAACGGTCGCTTGATGGGTGCGACCAGAGAGAAGCAGGCTTACGCTCCCGAGTTCGATCCACGGCAGATTATCCGTTGCGAAAACCAGAGCGTTCGCAATTCGTGCGTTGGTCACGGGCTGTCGTCTTGTGGCGAGGTCTGTGCGTTCATTGACTCGGGCGGAACGATGCGACCGCAGTTCAGTCGCTGGGGAGCCTACATCTGGTCGCAACGTGCGACAGGAATGAATGGCCGCGACAACGGAGCGATGATCAGCGGAGCCGTGAAGGCAGGGACGTCGATCGGCTTCTGTGATGAGTCAGTGTGGCCTTACCCTGCCGACAATGAGCGATATTCGGATCGCGTTCCTACTGGTGCCGCTGAATCCGCAGAACCTAATCAGATCCTCGAACACGTCGTGATTAACGGTTACGCCGATGGGTTCGAGTTTATCAATCAAGGCAAGGGTGGCCTGCTGGTAGGTGCCGATTGGACTGCCGAGCTCGCCAACAACACAGGCGATGTCACGCTGGCGGAAGTTCGCGGCCGGGCGATGGGCGGACATTGTTTCTTCCTCTGGGGCTGGATGACTGATGGCCGTCTATGGATGGGCAACAGTCACTCCAAGTCGTGGGGCCAGCAGGGCTGGCGTCCAGTCCGCCCCGAAGTTGTCGACTACTGGGCACAACAAGGCGAAGTCTACGGGCTGTCTGACTTTAAGGATATCACCGACAGTCGGCCAGTCATTTGCGATTTTGGCGAAGGGATGTGATGAGAAATTCACTTGTTGTCGCGTTGCACATGATTTCACTGGCCGTGGTCCTGGCTGATGTCCAGGACGCGGCTTACTGGAAAGCTCGTGTCTCGACAGCCATTGCGGTTCGCGGTCCGAAGGTGCCGGAGCCAACTCCGGCCGCGACAACGAAACAACGATCAATTGTCCGCGTGTATTGGGCGACGTGGTGCGGTCCGTGTCGTCCCGCGAAGGCCGACTGGGACGCCTACGCGAAAACGCATCAAGTCCCGTTTGATGTGCAGCTAGTCGATGTGTCTCGCGGCGGGCAGCCGGAATGGTGTACCGAGATCCCCGCGATCGCCTGGGAAGCGAAGGGGCGGACGCGGTACATCCTGGGTTATCCGGGGGCGGAAAAGGTTGTGCAGCGCTGGCGGCTGACGCAATGAGTTGGCAGGCGAACCGGTGTTCATCGCGGCCTCATAAGTCGCGGCCGCCCGGTTCAACTCCGGGGCCTGCAATTTAGAAAGCAGTCAATGAGTTGGTTTAGCGATCAGATCACATCGGGACTGGAAACGATCCGCGAGCACGCGGGCGAGGCGATCACGTACAAGACCGCGTCGGCCACGATCACGATTGCCCTGGCCGTGCGAGGGAAAGGGGAGCAAGTTGAAGAGGCAGCCGATCGTATCACTCTGTCATCGGATGATCTCGATTGGCTGATTGCTCGTGAAGATCTGGTGAGCGGACTGACGGCGATTGAACCTGCCCCAGGCCACACGATCACGTGCGTTGAAGGCAATCAAACAGTGACCTACGCGGCGGCGGCCACTGAGAACAAGCAGTGCTGGGAGTGGTCCGACGCGGGCCACACGCAATATCGCATTCACACGAAACGCATCACGACAGCTTAACCATTATGGCCGTGCGGCAACCCAAACTGACGAAGCTGGCTGATCTCGTGGTGGCTGCCATGAACAGCCATTTCACGTTGACTGCCACACGCCAGAACGTCCCTACGGTCAAGCTGTCCGACATGGACACGTTGAAGATTGTTGTTGTCCCATCCACCAAGGAACACACACGGAAAAGTCGCGGGCTGACGGAACGCGACTACCAAGTTGAGATCGGCTTATTCCAGCGGATCGACCAGACGCCCGCCGCACAGGCGTTGACTGAAGATCAGACGATTGCCCTCGCGGAAGAGATCTTGGAATGGTGGATCGACGATCAGCAGGGCGTGACCTACACGGCGGACGGCGAGGACACGATTCCGATTTATTGCACGGGCGGACGGCTGGCGAACAATGAACCGTTTGACTTGTCCATCCGGCGAACTGACAGCGTAGTGCGGGTCATCATTCAACTCGATTTCAAGGTGATCTGAACATGAACGGCGTGGGCTTTACGGTCAAGGAAGCGAAATCGATGTTCTCGACGCAATTGATTGCGAACGGGTTCGATCGCGCTACGGCCAATGCCTTGTTCAAATCCGGCAACTTCGTGAAGGTCGTCGCCCAGCGATCGATGCGTAAAGCTCGCCAGCGTTCGATCGGCGATCTGTCGGAAAAGGAACTCACGTACTACCGCATTCAGCAGGCCCGCTACAAGGAGGGCTTGAGAAAAACTAAGCCGACGCGGGGCTACGTGGGGTCCAATCCCGGCGAACCGCCGCGGTATCGAGCGAAGCGGTTGCTGCGTGACTTCCTGTTTTCGGTGTTCGATCCCAACACGCAAAGCGTTGTCGCGGGACCGGCCCGACTGGGCGATGGGACGGCTCCGAACAAGCTGGAATTCGGCGGACAAACTCGCATCGGCGAACGACCCATCACCATCGCTCCCCGGCCGTACATGCGACCGGCACTTGACCAAGAAAAAGCCCAGATGGCGAAACGCTGGGAAAACTCCATCTCCAAATAAGGACTGATCGACCATGACACATTATCCCGGCATCCAAGGCTACCAGGCGAAGATCTACATTCCTGTTTCGGCGGCCGATACTGAGCTGAAGATCGTCGGCAAGGTCACGGTTCCGCGTAAGTTCGGCGAGGCCGAATCCACGAGCCGCGAAGATGCAGGCACGCGGACCTGGATTCCCGGCCTGCTCGAATACGGCATTCAATTCTTCATGCAAAAACGCAAGGGCCACCCGGCCTACAACGTGATGCGTGACGCATTCCTCGCTCGCACGACGCTCGTGTTCAAGGTGACGGACGGGCCGATCCTCACAGTCGGTACGGACATCATCACGTTCAGCGGAGCGATCTTCGACATGACGAATGAAGAAGAGCTGGAAGGCGTGCTGGGCCACAACGTCGTCGTGAAGCCGACCTGGGCCGAAACCCCCGCCGCTCAAACGACCGTCGCGTCGTAGTTCGCGTCATCAACGACGTAGCCGCATCTCGCCAGAGTGCGGGCGATCAACCGAACAGCCCCGCGTTCTGGCGAACGCGGCTACCAAAGGACAGCTTATGAAAATCTTCCGTGATGTTGACGGTGACCCTTACGAGATCGTGTTGAATGTCCGCACGCTCACCGAGATTGAAGCCATCACCGGCATCAATCTCGGATTGCCGGATCATGGCGAACCCATGCTGTGGTTGCGGCTGACATCCGATCCGATCTTAGTGTCGCGGCTGATCTGGCTCAGTTGCCGGAACTGCCCGACCGTGAAGGAAAACAAACGCATCCTCACGGAAGATTTGTTTTACGAGGACATCCTCGTGGACTTGCATTTCGAGGAAGCCCACAAGCAGTTCCTGGCCGAGTACCGCGATTTTTTCCAACAGCGGTCCATCGGCGGGACCGGCCCGCGAGTCTCGAAAGCCGTGAGCACGTTTTTGGATCTGTTGAATTCTGGAGCCATGTCTACGAGCTCGCCGGGTCAATCGGAGTCGATCCCGCAGGCTTCACCCTCCGCCAGCTCGCCTGGATGAAGCGAGGCCGGATCGAGACGGAACAAGCATACGCGGCGGCGATCCGGCAGACGCTGGCCGAAGTGAATCGAGATGCCAAGCAACGCCGTCAACCGTTCGGCGTGGATGAATTTTACGTGTTCGATTTACCGCCTTACGACTTCGGAAACGGTCAGCCAGAACCATCGCGACTCGGCACATTCAAGGAATTGAAGGCCGAATTGCGAGCACTGGAACAACAAAGCAGGTGACACATGGGAGCAGGCGACATCAGAGCGGGCGGTGCCTACGTCGAGTTATGGGCCGACAAGAAACGCCTCACGGCTGGACTGAAGGCGGCGGCCGACGAATCCAAGCAATGGGCCAGCCAGATCACGGCTCTCGGTGCGGGACTGTCGGCTCTCGGTGCGGGACTCGTGGCCCCGTTCGCATTGTCCGCCAAGGCATTTGCCGACAACGGCTCGAAGATCAGCGACTTTGCGAAACGCACGGGCATGGGAGTGGAAGCGGTCTCGCAACTGCAGTACGCGGCCGTTCAATCGGGAACGGAAATCGGGACGCTCGAAAAATCGATCGGCAAAATGTCCGAAACAATTTCCGGAGCGATCCAGCACGAAGAATCGGCCGTGCTGTCGCTGAAGAAATTGGGACTGACGGCGACCGATCTTCGCGGCAAGCTGCCCGAACAACAACTCTCGATCTTCGCGGACAAGCTCGCGGCAATCAGCGACGTCAACATCCGGACCGACCTTGCCCGAGCGATCTTCGGCAAGGGGGGCGGCGACCTGATTCCGCTGCTGGCCCACGGTTCGGCCGGCCTCGATCAATTGCGAGAACGAGCGGAGCGATTGGGCCTCACGATGTCCGCCGAAGATGCCGCAGCGGCTGATGCGTTTGGTGACTCTCTCGATGACCTCAAGTCGGCTGGCATGGCTGTGGCGAACGCAATCGGCGGGGCGTTGGCTCCGGCGTTGAAGTCTGCCACTGACTTGTTCGTTTCGGTTGCGAAGCCTGTCACGGAATTCATCAAGGACAACAAGGGGATGATCACCACGGCAGCGGCCGCGGCGGCTGGCATTCTCGCTGTTGGCGGGGCACTCACAACGATGGGCTTGGGCCTGACTCTGGCCGGTGCGGCGATTCCTGGATTGATGGCCGCAGGTGGCGTTCTCGCTGCCGTGGCGATGAGTCCCGTCACGTGGGTGATCGCAGCCGGAGCGGCTGTCGTGGGCGTCGTGGGTTATGTCACGGGTGGATTCTCGGCAATGTCGCGGATGGCCAATGATCTGCTGGGAGAAACCACGGCCGTCGTGCAGGGCATCGCTAACGCAATTCAATCCGGCAACATCGAAGCGGCCTGGGACATTGCCGGGGCGGCAATCAACGTCGGCTGGATTGCGACCGTGAACGCATTGAAAGCTGTTTGGCGAGGCTTCACGGATTTCATTGCTGACGCGTTCACCTCACGTCTGAGTGGCCTGCTCAACGAAATGCACGCGTTCGCCACCGAGTTCAAGCAGATGACCGGTGTGGACATTGGGACAAGCCTCACGGGCGGAATGGCGAAAGGATTCAATGACGGAGCGAAGGGGCGGCAGGCCGCATCTCAAGCCGCGGCTGACAAGGACGCGGGACAGTTGACGCTCGCAAAGGCCGTTCTGCAGGGCCTGATTGACGGCGTCAAGCCCGAGGACCGATTGAGTTTCGGCAAGACTCCAGACATCGACAAAATCACGGCTGAAGAAGACGCGAAGAAAAAGAAAAAGGGCGGCGGCAAAAAGGACGACACAGCCGACGCTCTCACAGCTCGAGGTGCCATCGGCCTGGGCGGCTTCAATGGCTGGCAGGAACGCATGGCGAAAGACGTCAACGCCAGCCTGGGCGAACTGAAAGAAATCAAGACGCGAATCACCGGCATGGGCGGCAAGACAACCGGGATGAATGAAGGGGCGATCCGTGCGGCGAAAGAAGCGGGATTCATGAAACCCAATTCATCTGCGCTACACAAGCCCGTCGCTGGGAATATGTTTGGCATCGCACTTCCTGCTGATTTCAAAGGGGGCGAGCTCGCACCGCAGACACCGATTCGCGACAACGCCGCCGCGAAGGATTCCGCCATCGCCGAACGCACGGCGAAGGCCGCCGAGACTACCGCCAAAGAAACCAAACGCATTGCCGACAAGGCCGAACAAGGCATTGCCTACGGAACGTAACGCATGACTGCAGCCATTAAAACGGGACTCGGCATCAAGGCCAAAGCGGGGGGCGGAACGATCCCCTACATCGTCAACGGGACGCTCGTGTACACCGAGGCCCGCGACTTGATGCTGGCCACTGCCCCCGCATTGTTCAACGACGCCCCGTTGTCGAATTACGAAATCTCGATGACCGACTGGAAGCTGTGGCTGGGTTCGGTCGAATACGCGATTCCGCAAACCAAGCCCGAGGAAAAAGACGGCCGTCTCTATCGTAGCTACGACACGTCTGGCGGCACGGTCCATATCAATCAATCGCTCGAAACGGTCGGAGCGTACTGCCTGCCGTGCATGCGGTCCAAGCCGAGTCTCTACGTGTGGAATGGGACATCGTGGACGACCAGCGGCGGCATCATCGGCACGTTTGAAACCGGCTGCACGGAAGATGCTCCGGCCGTTCCCACGAGTCCCGCTCCAACGACGGGCGACAAGGCATACGGCATTCTCAAGGTGATGGCCAGTCCACCCCCAGGCTACACCGCTCCCATTGCCCCGTGGACGGGCGGAGCGATCAACATTACCAAGGATGGAATTGAAGGGGCCGACATCCCGTCCGCTCAATCCAAGTTCACATTGACGCTCTATCTCGACACAGTCACGCCCACGCAGCGGCTGCAGCTCGAGGCGATCACCCAGCATGTCAACGCCGTTTCGTTCGAGGGCCGGGCGGTCGGTGAGGTGCGGTTCGAGAACTTTACGATCAACAATCAGGGCCGCCAGAATTACGAGCTGCGGATGAATTTCATTCGCGAACCGAACCTCACGGGCCTGCAAGTCGGCGGCATCAAAAATATCGCCAAGAAAGGCCACGAGCTGCTCTGGGTCTACTACCAGGAATACCTGGATGAGATTTCCCACACGATGCTCAAGCGGCCCGTTTACGCTTACGTCGAACGCGTATTCTACTGGTCCAATTTTGCCGTGATTCTTGAGTTGATCGCATTGGCCACCGCTGCGGAGAACGAAGCTTAATGTCCGGCGATCCGCTCAAGAAAATCACGTCTGGTCAGAAGTGGCAACCGTCCGCGTCCACACACAACGCGATGGCTCAGGCTGCTGCGGAGATCTTGCGCAAGGGCCAGCAGTCGTTCGCTCCGACCAGCAAACGCGACCATCTGCAAACGGGAATCATCACGGTCGTCAACGATACCGGCGACGATCTCGACCAGTTCGATATTCTGGGCATTGACGGCCCGGTGTTTCTGCCGGGCGACTCATTGCCCGCATTCACGGAAGCCCCGCGAATCCGTGGCGTGGAGCCCGTCGAAGGAACCCACAGCGGCCGCTTTGTCGTGCTGCAGGAACCGTTGATTGCTGGTCAGCCTGGGCGAGGCATGGCTGTGGGGCTGACGGCCGCGAGGTTGCATGATCCAGACGACGGACCGACGGGAGCCTACGCCGATGTTCGCAGCGGCGAAACACATTCACTCCGCCGTCGCGAGTACGATACAGGGGCATCCGCTCCGATCGTCTGGCAGGACGATGAACTCGACTGCGACGATCTGCGATGGGTACTCGTGGCCCTGAATCCGCAGCACAATCCCGCATTCGTGGACGGTTCGGGCACGACGACGACGACCACCACGACCACCACCAGTACGACCACGACGACCCCGAATCCGGAGATCTCGCCGTGCGACGGAACGTGCAAATTCATCTGGAGTGCAGAAACGGGAAGCTGGACCGTCGAGACTGATAGCTGTGCGTCGACCACGACCAGTACGACCAGTACGACAACACTCGCTCCCACAACCACGCCCGCTCCGACCACGTCGACAACCGGCATTCCCGGAGCCAGCACGACGACGACCACCACCACGACCACCACGACTCGCTGTCCGCCTCGCACGACTTCTACGACGACCGCCGATCCTGGCACGACCACAACCACGACCACTACCACGACGCCGGTTCCGTGTCGCTGTGCCCCGCCCGCTTATTGTGGCACATTCCACGGCGAATGCTTCACGTCGAATTGCGTGACGCGAACCGTTACCGAGCCCGTTTGCCAGCCAAACATTACGACGACCACCACCACCGTCGACCCGTGCGACTGTGGGACTAGCACGACGACGACCACCACCACCACGACCGAAGACCCCGCCGCCTACTGTGACGGACCCGGTTGCGATTGGGCAGTCAATCCCGTCACAGGACTTCTTATCACGGTTGGCGATTACGACGTCAACAGCGGCTGCACTGGCTATTACAGCGGTTGCGGCTGCGTTACACCCACATCCGAGCAACAGGCCGCGATGGCCGCTGACTCCTGCGTCCGAGTCCACACCGGCTGTCCGCCCCCACCGCCGCCAATCCCGACCACTCCGCCCCCCGCCCCGCTCTGCACGGGTTCGTGTCGCTTCGTGCCGTTCAATGGCGGCTGGCTGCTGAAAACCAAGAGCTGCGTTTCCAATGGTCGAGTCCCCCCGAACTCGACCGGACAGTGCAATTGCAACGCCCCGTCAACCGCTCCCGGCGAATGCGGCGACGATGTCATCACGCCTTGCGGATTCGACCTATTGCCAACCACAACGACCAGTGCCCCGGCAACGACGACGCTTCCGCCAACTTGCGCCGACCGCTGTACGTCTACCACCAGTACTAGTACCACGCCGCAGCCCTGCGAACGCTGCCGTTATCGTTCCAACGGCGACATGAGCGGCTGGACGCTCGTTACGAATAATTGCGAACCGTGTACCTGTACTGTCCCCAGCGACCTGCCGCTAGAAGTCTGTGCCTCGATCTGGACCGCCTGCGGAGGGACCACCACCACCGGAACCCCCACGACAACCAGTTCGCCCACCACCACGACCGCCGCCCCCTGCATCGGCAACGGCTGCCACTGGACCGGCGACGGAAACGGAAATTTCACCCTCGATATCAATCTCTGCGAAAGTTTCGGCCCGACCGTCTGCAACGTCTGCTGTGCCCCCATCGGAGACATGACCAACGGCAGCATCAACACCGACTGCGTCACCAACGCCGTCCCCTGCGCAACGACGACCACGACGACGACCAGCACGACCGCCCCGCCGACGACAACAGCCGCACCGACGACAACAGCCGCTCCGACGACAACAGCCGCTCCGACGACAACAGCCGCACCGACAACCACCGGAGATGCAACCACAACTGCCGCACCGACGACGACCAGCGGAGCGACGACGACCGCCGCACCGACGACGACCGGGGAAGCCACAACCACCGCCGCTCCCACAACCACGGCTGCCGCAACGACAACCTCCGCACCCACGACCACCGGAGCCCCCACAACCACCACTTGCGACCCCGCAACCGGATCATGCGGCTACCACGTCTTCACTGCCGGAGTCTTGACGCTCGTATCAGACACCTGCCCGCTCCCCTGTTCAAGCTGCCCCGACCCCTCCGGCCGCCCGAACTGCGGAGAACTCGACCCAGTCAATACCGTAGGCTCCGGCTTCACCATGCCCTGTAACGGAACATGGGAGCCCTGCCCGACAACAACGCCAGCACCCACGACGACCGCCGCCCCAACCACCACCAGCGGAGCCACCACGACCGGCGGACCATAACTCAAGCAAAAGGAACACCAATCAATGGAACAACCGCTCCTCACAATCGGCATGGCTCACTATCAGGACTTCGCGGGCCTGTGGGCGACGATCCAGTCCATCCGCCTCAACAACGCCGCCCTGATGTCCCAGGTGCAATTCCTTGTGATCAATAACAGCCCAGAAGACGCCCGCACGGCCGACGCGATTCGCAATGTACTCACTCATACAAAGCGATCCGATCACACCTGGGAGCCGATCTACCGTGAGCTGGACAACATCAAGGGGACATCGGCCAGCCGCAACGCGATCTTCGATCACGCTCAAGGCCGCTACGTGGTCGTCATGGATTGCCACCTGGCACTCGATCCGCAAGCCCTGCCCCGATTGCTGGCCTACTACGCCGCGAATCCCGACACGTCCGACCTGTTATCAGGTGCGTTGATCATGGATTCGCTCGATTCGTTCTCGACTCACTTCCGCGACGACTGGGGAGGCGGCATGTGGGGCCAGTGGTCTCAGGCGTGGCAATGCCAGTGCGGCCCGCACGGCTCGTATTTCGATCTGCAAAAAGTCAAGTTCGAATCGGGCAGCGAGCTCGCCATGCCGCGACGGTTGCAACTCGGCAACATCCCGATCGGCGAATGCGAAGCGTGCCACAAGCCGATTCCCGACGTCAACTGGCACGGCCACGAAGCGAAGTGCATTCAACGCGGTTTCGCCCCCGCTGGCATCAATCCCGGCCCGGCGTTCGAGATCCCCGGCCAAGGCTTGGGATTCTTCAGTTGCCGACGTGAAGCGTGGCTGGGTTTCAACCCCCACACCCGAGCGTTTGGCGGCGAGGAGTTGTACATCCACGAGAAATTCCGCAAGGCCGGGCATCGAGCACTCTGCATTCCCGGCGTGCTGTGGAATCACCGTTTCTACCGTGAGGGCGGGGCGAAATATCCGAACACGAATTTCGACAAGGTCCGCAATCTGGTTTTGGAATTCAACGAAGTCGGATTGCCGCTCGATCCTATCCGAAAACATTTCGTCGAGACGCCACTGCCGGAACACCTCGCCGAGAATCCGCCGCGAACCCTGTACTACATCACGGCCGACGCCTGGGACGCCATCGTGGCTGATCCGATCAACACGCTCGAAGATCCCGGTCCGCGAATGATGGCCGTCGCGAACGCCGCGGCACTGTTGCCACATCTCGCAACGATCGAAGCTCTGTTTGATGAAGTCGCTCCAATCCCCCGCGACCTCAACGAACACATGCCCGCGTTCCGAATTCTCGCGAGTCAAGCCGCTGGCGTCGTGGTCGAATTGACCGGCCGCCGTGAAAGTACAATCGGCCTCCTCGCGGGTCGTCCGCAGTCGTTGGCCAGCTTCACGACCGAGGTCGATAATCATGTGATGAAGGCCGGGTCACTCGTCAGCGACACGACCAAGTTCACGCCACGGCCGTACAACATGGGCCACATCCTCGCGGAGATTCCCGAGAATGATTTGTTGTTCATCGACACGAAGCACACCTATCACCAACTGTTGACCGAGCTGCAGACCTACGCTCCACGGTGCCGCCGATTCATCGCGATCCACGATACCGAAATATACGGCGAGCGGGGCGAGGACGGGCAGCTCGGCTTGCGGCTGGCGATTGCGGAATTCTGCGATCACAACCCGCAATGGGCCGTGATCGATCACGCGAAACATCAGTACGGCCTCACGGTCCTGTCGTGCGTGCTCGATGACCGGCCCGAGACTCCCGTCGAAGGCTTCAACGTCTCGCACGGGCCCGGCACGGAACTCAAGAAGATCCTCGCATCACTCGGCATTCATCCCGGTCCAACGTGTGTCTGTAACAGCCGAGCCGCACAGATGGACGTGTGGGGCGTCGACGGCTGCGAAGACCCGGCGAACTTCGAAACGATCACGGCCTGGCTACGCGACGGGACATGGTCGGGCTTGGATCTCGCGTCGGCAATCGCTCGTTCATTCTTCACTGGCATCGCCTGGGAAATCAACCCGCTCAACCCGTTCGAATCGCTAGTGAAATTGTGCATCAAGCGAGCGAGAGAAATCCAAGACAAGAATCTGAAGAGGGCCGCATGACGCCCGAAGAAATCAAACTTTGTCGCCGGTTGCTGTGGTGGCATAAAGCCCACGCGATCGGCTTTTGGCTAGTGGTTGGTTTTGTCGCTTCGAAGGTGTTCGTCGGCATCTGTGTCTTAATTTCTAAACTCTGGAGTAACTAATGGAACTTCCTTTCGTCGCTTGCTTATGCCCGACATTCCACCGTCCCAAGTTGTTGGCGAATGCCCTCGCCTGTTTCCTTGCCCAGGACTACCCCGCAGATCGTCGCGGGTTGATGATCCTGGACGACGGCCTCGACTTCGCATCAACCGACAATCGAACCCACCCTGGCGGCTGGGAAATCATCAGCTCTGATTTCCGATTCCCGACGCTACCGGAAAAGTTCAACGCCGCCGCGAACCTTGCCCGTGGTTGCTGGCCGAAAACCGAAATCTTCGTCGTGTGGGAAGATGACGACATCTATTTGCCGCATCACATCAGCGCCCACGTCAACGCAATGCTCACGACAGGAGCCCACTACAGCAAGCCGTCAACCGTGCTCAGCACCTATCCCGGTCACGTCGTCGCCGAGAACGCCACCGGCCGCTTCCACGCCTCGCTCGCATTCTCAACAACGGCATTCAATCGCGTCGGCGGCTGGCCCGCGACTCGCCGAGCCGACTTCGACCAGCAGTTGATTTATAATCTCACGCGATCTGAATCGCCGGTCATCGTGGACCCGTGCCTCTCAGCCCCGCCGTCCTACTGTTTCCGCTACGGCAGCACGCAAGCCTATCACGGCCAGCACTTCATGCAATCCCCCGACGACGAGGGCTGGTACGATCGCGTCCCTCGCCAGCCGGGCAACCGTGACCTGATCCTGGCCCCCGAATTCGACGACGAAACGAAGGCGGTTTACGCCTCGCATTCACTTCCCGCGAAGGCTTCCGTATGACGGACGATCATTCCATCACTGCCCTGAAAAACAAGCACGCCGGGCAAGATCTGTTCGTTCTCGGCAGCGGCGCGAGCATGGACCATCACCCGCCTGAATTCTTTCGTGACCGGATCGCCATCGGCTGTAACACGGTCTATCGCCGTTTCCCGGTCAAGTACACCGTCGCGAAGGAACTCGGCAACAGCGATCTGCTCGAATCCGCCGCGGCCGGGGCGATCCCCGTCGTCAGTCGCCACGCCTACGGCAACAAGAATTACGCCCCGCTCAACCGCGATATCGATATCGAGCACTACATCTTCGACCATCCGCCAAATCGTCATACAAACGTCGATTGGGAAGTGATCGGCACGGATGAACTGGTCGTCTCGTACTCGACGATCACGTCAGCCATTCACCTGGCCGCGTACATGGGGGCGAAGCTGATCATGCTGTGCGGAGCCGACGCTGGGACTCTCGATGGAAAGATTCAGTACACCGGCTACGACGCGGCTGAAGCGACCCCCGAACGCACGGACTGGTACGTCGATTTCATCCGCCAGATGCGAGGTCAGACAGTCACGCTTCGCGACAAACTGCAAGAGGTCTACGGCTGCCGAGTCTGCACGCTCAGCCCGTTCGTTAATCTCGGACATGAGGGGCATCAATTCGAATCATGAATTTGCGAATCCTCATTCCCGCTCGTGGCGGGTCAACCCGCATCCCGCATAAGAATCTGCAGGAGATCATCCCCGGCAAGTCACTCCTCGCCTGGTCGATCGAACTCTATCAACGCATGCTGCCCGGCGTGCCGATTGTCGTCGCGACTGAGGACCACGAAACAAGCAAGCTGGCAATCCGTCACGGTTGTGAACTTCACGGTCGCTGCCTGGAGGACATTCAGGACACCCGCCAAGGTGACGGCATCCTCGCCGACGTGATCGACTGCCACCCCGGCGAAACGATTCTCCTGATCCAATGCACGAGCCCATTCACCTATCGCAGCGAAATTGAAAAAGCCCTCGCCAGTCCCCTGCCCTACATCTATTCCGCTTACGTTGGCCCGTTGCATCAATGCGGCGACGGCAACACGAAAAGCCAGCAACTCCCGACGACGACTGTTGTAACCGGAAATTTCGCGATCGCCCGCCAGCCATTCAACGAAAGCCAGCGGAATGGAATCTGGAGACATCCCGCCTTCGCCAGCCCGATCAGTTGGGAATCGAGCCTCGATATCAACAATCCCGCCGATCTGGAATCCGCCCGTCGCATGGCTCGCAGCCTGACTCTCGACGTGTTGCTGACGCACTGATCACGGGCAAAATCCCGCACGAAACCCAGCACTTTCCACAATCTTCAAAAATCTTTCCGAATGTTGCACATTCACCATTGCAATCTGTCGATTCAATGTTAACATTCAACTCAGTGACGCAGACAACACACAACGCAAAACGGGAATCAACTCAATGGCCACCAGCAACCTCTTCGCGGTCCGGCTCCCCCCCGGCTTAATCGACGCCATCGCCGCGAGCGGTCGCGACCGCAGCGAGCTGGTGATCAGCGGGTTGAATCACGAACTGGGGACGTCGTTCGCTCCACGACCACGCGGCGGGTCGAAGCCACGCAAGCAGGCGGAAGCCGACAAACAAGCCGCGATGATTGCTCAGATCTACGGGGACAACGCTCGGCGATCCGCGACCCCGGTAGAGAAGCCCCGCTCGGGGAAAGCCGGTAAGCGGAAATAACCCGCAGCGATTGACTCCCGTCCGTCCCGCTGGAGAATGAACGATCATCATTCTCTCACCCGGAGACGTTCGTCATGATAGACTTTGCCTGCCCTCAGTGTGGTCACGATTTCCATGTCCCGGATAACGCTGCCCAGAATGAAGCCCAGGCCGTACCGAACGAGGCACCACCCGCGGCCACGCCAGCAGTTGACCTCCCGGAGATCGCTATTGCCAAGAAACAATTCCCGGGAGAACCGTTCTATGTTCGCGCGAGGATCATACCCGGGATTCACACCGAAAACGAATTGACGCTCGCCGCGATGCAACTCTTGGAACGCCTGAAGCAACCAGACGGCGTTGTGGATTACTTCGAAACATCTGGCCCGCTGCAGTGGTCGGGCACGATGGTTATGAAGAATGCCACGACGAAAAACCACTGGCTCTGTCGCGTCACTGTGAGGGGCGGATCTGTCCGAAACTTCGAATTCGGCCGCAACTCGAAAGACAAGGAACGAACCGACGCGGTCAAGGCAGAATGACGAGCATCGGTTTTTTACCTAACGCATTTTCGGCCACAAGTCCAAGCCGAATTGCCACTTAAAGCTAACCGAAAATATCCGCGTTTTCAGCGTGGTTTTCGATTGCAATCCATACAGGCATCTGTTATAAATCTGCACATGCCGCAAATGACACGCAACAAACAAACGGCACGCGGGACTATAACAATGACGACCAGTACCAAAACCAAGACCGCAGCGAATCCTAAATGGGTAACTCCCAAGTTTATCGAAACGGAATTTGGAATCAGTCGCTCGGCTGTCCAGGATCGGCTGAACTCAGGAGCGATCAAATCGATCACTCTACCGCCCGCTGATCCGAACGCGAACCGTACCATTCGACGCATCCCGTGGAGTGAGGTTGAGCGGTTGCGAAAGCTCACTGCCCCGAAGTCCCGCAAGGCCAGCTAACCACGTAGGGGCACGGACGACGCCCCCGGCCACGGATGGCCGTTTGTTAACTCTTATTCGTCTCACGACATCTCACATCGTCGCCGCGTGGCGATGATTCTCAACACCACTCCGCGTGGAAAATCCGTCCCTAGAAAAGGTGCGTCTGATGGAATCAACTGAACCCATTGCCAGGAAATACGAATTCACGGGCGAGACCAAGCTGACGCCGTGCGGGACAACGGTCCGTCAAATCAGGCGACTGAAGGATGGGGCGATCGGCGGGTGGATTGAGGCGGAGAAAAACTTGAGCCATGACGGCGAGGCTTGGGTCTGCGACGAGGCTTGGGTCTGCGACGAGGCTCGGGTCTACGGCAAGGCTCAGGTCTCCGGCAAGGCTCATGTCTACGGCGAGGCTCATGTCTACGACGAGGCTCGGGTCTACGGCAAGGCTCAGGTCTCCGGCAAGGCTCATGTCTACGGCGAGGCTCATGTCTACGGCAAGGCTCATGTCTACGGCAAGGCTCAGGTCTTCGGCGAGGCTCATGTCTACGGCAAGGCTTGGGTCTTCGGCGAGGCTCAGGTCTTCGGCGAGGCTCAGGTCTTCGGCGAGGCTCAGGTCTTCGGCGAGGCTCAGGTCTACGACATGGCTCAGGTCTCCGGCGAGGCTCAGGTCTTCGGCGAGGCTCAGGTCTTCGGCGAGGCTCAGGTCTACGACATGGCTCAGGTCTGCAGGCCGTTTGATTATCTCTACATCGCCGGGCTGCCGTTCTCTGTGACCATTCTTAATTCGGGCCACATGTCAATCGGATGCACAACGAAATCATTTGCTCAATGGCGAGGCTTGAAATTCGATCAGCAGTGGCAACTGAAGCAAGAGCAATTCGACAAGACGCGTGCTGTGTTGCTTCCGATGCTGGATCTCATGGATTTGTGGATCGCTGCGAAGGCTGCGGCTGCCGTGGCTGAATCGCCTGCTGAACCCTTGCCCGCCCCGCAGTCCTGACAGTTTCATTTTTCATGTCCGAGGAATTCATTCGAAGGGAGTATTGCAATGCTCGTGCTTAGTCGGCAACGCGATGAAGAGATCATCATCGGTGACAACATCCGAATCATGGTCGTGGATATCCAGGGCGACAAAGTGAGGCTTGGAATTTCTGCTCCCAGGGAAATCACCGTGCATCGGAAGGAAGTTTACGACGACATCCAGAGAGATCGAGCACGGTTGGGTCAACCGCCTGCTGATCAGCAATAACCCGCCTGACTGTTGTCTTGCGGTGGCCGTTTCAATCGACGCTGGCCACGTCAATCACGTCGTAAAAAGAAAGGCCAAGAAGCACTGTTTCTGGTTCGTTATGGCGAAACTGAAAACAGAGTGTTCAGAGAGAGTTTTCCGAAGATAGCGCCGGCCGCGATTGCCGTGAAGTCGCACTCACCACACTGCAAACCCTGTTGCTAATGGAGCACTGACCCGAGTGGCGGGCAACTGTTTCGACATCAGTTGTCTCGATTGAATCCACACAACAAAACATTAAGCGGGCTGACGACGGTTCGAATCCGCACTGGGTTTTTGGAGCTAACAAAAATGGAACAACTGCACGCGGCCTGGATGCAACTAAAAGAGAATTTTCCCGACGCTGAATACAGCCAGCAGATCGAGCTGTTCGGTGAGGAGATTCGCCAGTGGATGGCCGTGAGTGGAACCGACCGAGTCAAGGCGATGCACGAGATCGCGAATCGATTCCCGTCGAGTCCGATGAAGCGACAGTGGCTCATGGCTGCTGCTTACGAAATGACCTGTCGGCAGGTCGGTCAAGGTCAACAATGGTCCGCAAGCTTAATGAAAGGCGATACATCTATGGCAGTAGAGACAGATGAATTTGACTTGGGCGATGTCGATTTACTGGACGACGTGGACGTCGATCTCGATGTGCCGATTGGCGAGTGTCCAACGACGATCACGGCACAATTCGAGCAGCCCACGTTTCCGCCTGCTGGAATTTCCGCTCGCGGCGAGATGACGTTCGACTTGGAAACGATTCCGGACGAGAGTCGCCGTCCGCTGTTCGGCCTGGATGAGCCGGTCATCGTGAAGTCGTTCACGAATCCGCCAGTCACTGGCGAGGCGTGGGTCGAATGGATGAAGCGGCCGATTGCTCAGATTAAGGAAGAGATTGACGGCTACAACCCGGACGATACGTGGCTCGAAGCACTGCACGCCTGGGAGCGGAAAGAAAAGAAGCCGCGGCAAGGCGTGCTGGACATCGTCAAAAATATCCGGGCCGCACGGAATCCGTCTGACGACGCCGAGGCCGTGAAGCTGAAGACGATGGGCGTGACTCCGGAGTTCTGCCGGATCGTCGCGATGGGGATTGGCTGGAGTGGTCGGATTGTTGGCACTGACGAACCGGTAGACGTGATTAACGGCTTCGTTGTTGGCGGGGCGATCACGGAGATCGAGTTGCTCGATTGGTTCTGGGACTCGGTGAAAAATGTCAGCACGGTCGTCGGCTACAACGTGCTGCACTTCGACTTGCCGGTGATCTTTGCCCGGTCCGCGATTCTAGGGGTCACGCCATCGCGGAAGTTCGATATGCGGCCCTGGGGCACTGATGTGCTCGATCTGATGAAGGTCCGCTGGCCTGCTGGCGGACAGATGAAGCTCAAGGATATCGCCCGCATTATGGGACTCGACATTCCCGCGGGCGACGTGGACGGATCGCAGGTCGCGGAGCTGTTCCGGACCGATCCGAAGTTGCTCGCGGCCTATGTCAAGAGTGACGTCTATATCACTCAGCAGTTGCGGCGGAAGTGGCGTGGGTTCTGGTGCTAGTTATTAGTCCGGCCGTTTAACACACAGTCAACAGTCACGGTTTATTCAAGACAGTCTTTAACACACAAGGGAAATTTGAGCATGACATGCACAGCATTATCAGTGGCCGACAATCAGTCCGGAGCGATGTCGATTTACGACCGCATTGACCCGATGGCTTACATCGAACGGTTCGGTAAAGTTTATTGGGTCACGGGAGCGGGCGGAGCGAAAACGAAAGAGGAAGGGGAGTTACTGGCCCTCGCGTGCCTGTGCGAGCGCAAGACCATTTTCGACATCAACCGTGAGTTCCATCTGATGGACGGCAAGCTGTCGATGCGGGCCGACGCGATGCTCGCCAAGTTCCGCCAGATCGGCGGCAAGCATAAGTGGATCAAGACGGGCGACGATGGCCTGGAAGCGTCGTGTGACTTCACGTTCGACGGCCAGGTGACGCAGGTCAAGTTCACGATTGAGGACGCCAAGCGGGCCGGGCTGGTGAAGGAAAAAGGGAACTGGATCAAGACGCCGGGCTCGATGCTGAGGGCTCGCGTGATCAGTAATGCGATTCGGATGATCGCCCCGGAAGTGGTCGCTGGCTACTACACGCCAGAAGAGAATGAGGACGTCGCGGCGGAACGTGGCGTTGCTCCTGCTGTGACTGCCGAGACGGCCGCTGCCGTGAAGAAACGCGGGAAGGAACTCCGCGGGGAAGCGACCGCGGCCACTGGTACGACTGCCACCACATCACCAGCCACGGGAGATGTTGTCGATGCGGAATTCACCGTCGCCCAGGAAGCGAAAACAGAAGCGGCTGCACAAACGAGTCCGGCTCCCGAGACTACCGCGACTGCAACAGCGACCGTCACGGAATCAACTCCCGCTGAAACCACAGCCGCGACCACGTCAACCGCTCCCGCCGGTGCAACAACTGGCACTGCTGCTAACGGTTCATCGACTACTGCAACGCTGATGCAGATCGAGGTCCTGTTGACCAAGGCGGGCAAGACCAAGGCGACGATTGAAGAGCAGTTGCGGAAAAAGAATCCGGCGTTCACGACGCTGGACACTTTGAGCGAGACGGCGGCGCTGAAGCTGCTGGCCAATCTGCAGACGCAACTCAACGCAAAAAAGTAGGGTGGCCGTTCCGGCTGTGGCCGCTCATTGATGATCACGGCGAGGACTACGTGATCAACTGGGGCACGCGAGCACTGAACGGCAGGGACCCGCGAACCGCGTCGACTGAGGCTGATTTCAAGGCGATCGAGCGTGAATGCCTTGTTCCGTTTTGAGTATTTTTTTCTTGGAGATTGATCATGGGATTTGAAGTGCCGGTGGGATCGGATTTTGATCCGTCCGATTCCGTTTATCTGAGTTCACCTGGGCGGTATCACCTCGCAATTGTCGACTGCGATGAAGATGGAATGCGGCTGGGTGGCAAGAACAACAAGGGCGAGATGGTTGTCGAGTTCGAGGTGCTCGCGGGGAGCGTGCCGAATCAAGAGGGATTGCGTCATCGGTCGTACTTCACGAAGTCGGCGGCGGCGGCCTGGAAGATCTTGCGGCTGGCTCTGGCGGCGGGACTGATCACGGCCGACGAAGTCGAGAAGTGCAAGGCCGAAAGCCGATTCCCGCTGATCGAATTCGAACGCGACCTGAAGGGTAAGCAGATGTTTGCCGAACTGGTCGAGAACACGAATCCGAACAACGGCAAGGTGTCTGCCAGGATCGAAGGCGGGATGTTCAATCTCACGTCCAAGCAAGTCGAGAACAAGATCCGCTGGCCGCGTAACGAAGCGATGATTTTGAAGTCGGGCGTGAAGATGCCGGAGTTGAAAGCGAGTGATAAGAAGCCGCAGGAGAAGGCAGCGGATAAGCCCGCAGCGAAGCCGGATGAGGATGATTTGTTGGGCGGGATTGATTTGTAGGAATGCGGGAATGGGGGTTGTGCGGGCTGCATTGTGTGGCCCGCTTCGGGAGTGTCGCGAGTCAGGCAAATTAAATCATGTCCCGTTCGGCCCGTGAAATCAAAGCCCGCTTCCAGCGTGAACAACGCGTGTTCGAGTCTGACGACTTGGAATCTCGCGTGGTGATCGCTGAGGCGACTTTGATTGAACGGGATGCTGCGGGAATGGAGCGATCCACGGACCGGATCAGGATCAAGGGCGAGTCGGCTACTGGGGCTCTGGTCTATAACTTGGAATATCGATTCTTCGGCCGCTGGTTCAATCATCCGGTCTATGGTGAACAATTTCACTATGAGTCATTTGTCGTTGACCGGCCTGCGACACGCGACGCTGTGGTTAATTACTTGCGGCAATGCAAGGGATTCGGCCCGGTCAAGGCCGGGAAGATGTTCGACACCTTGGGCGAATCGTGCATTGATCTGTTGATCGCAAAGCCGGAGCACGTTGCGTTAACGATCAAGGGAATCAGCCTGGAGGACGCCAACGCGGCGTCTGTCCTGCTGGCGAAGTCCGAGTACATTCGCAAGTCGAAACTGGAACTGATCACACTGCTTCACGGCAAGCAGTTCCCGCGAAAGCTGGTCGATCAGATTTTGAAAGATCACGGATCGGAATCAGCCGAACTGGTCCGACGCAATCCGTACATGCTCATGAAATATCGCGGCTGCGGGTTCCTCAAGACCGACAAGCTGTATATCGAGCTGGGCCACGATCCGTCGCGACTGAAACGGCAGGCCCTGTGTGCGTGGCATGCAATCGCGAAGGTCAGCGAAGGGGATACTTGGTTTCCCTACGGCCAGGCCGTGCGGGCGATTCGCGACAATGTTTCGGGGACCAACGCCCGCGTTGATCGAGCGATTGAATTGGCGATTCGTGCGGATTTGTTGAGAGTCCGCGTCGGCGAGATGGGGCAAAAGTGGATTGCCGAATCGAAGAAAGCGGACCAAGAGGAGCGGGTGGCCCGACTGATTGCGGAAGCGGCGGAAGAGGTGTGGCAGGAGCCCGAGCTGCTGGCGTGGCCGAATGTCGGCACGCTGAACGTCTCGGATCATCAACGTGAGCAACTGTCGTTTGCCTTGCGTGACCTGATCTGCGTGCTGGGTGGATCGCCGGGGACTGGCAAGACGCATTCGACGGCCGAATTGATCAAGCATGTCATGGCGGCGTGCGGGGCCGACATGATCGCCGCGTGTGCTCCCACGGGCAAGGCGGCCGTGAGGATGAGCGAGGCTCTGGAAAAGGCGGGCATTCCCCTGCGGGCGACGACGACGCATTCGCTGCTGAAAATTCAATCGGCGGAAGATGGCTGGTCATTCGAGCATAACGAAACCAAGCCGCTGCCGCATAAGTTCATCTTCGCGGATGAGTCGTCCATGAAAGATGTGCCCATCCTGGGCAGCTTGTTGGCCGCTCGTGGACGTGGCTGTCATGTGATCTTCGTCGGCGACATCAATCAACTGTCGCCCGTTGATCATGGTGCTCCGCTGCGGGACATGATCGCGGCTGGCGTGCCAATGGGGAACCTCACGGAGATCCGGCGCAACAGCGGACGCATTGTCCAGACGTGCGGCGAGATGCGGGACTATCGACGCTTCACGGCCAGCCCGAAGCTGGACCTTGAAGCGGGGGAGAACCTGGACCTGATTCCCCGCAAGACGCCCGAGGATCAAATCGAGACGTTGCAGTCAACGATCGATCGATTTACGAAGGGTGACAAATACGATCCGGTGTGGGATGTGCAGGTCGTCTGTGCGGTGAATAAAAAGACGTCGCCGCTGAATCGCAAGGCGTTGAATCGGAAGCTCCAGGATCAACTGAACCCTCACGGTAAGAGCGTTTCGGGCAATCCGTTCCGAGTCGGTGATAAGGTCATCTGCTTGAAAAATGGCGGCTATAAATCGCTGGCGTTGCCCCGGCCGGGCGTGGCCGTGAATCACAAGGGCGAGGTCTACGTCGCCAACGGGGAGCAAGGGGAAGTGCTCTCGTGTGACGTCTCGCGGTTCATCGTGCGGCTGCAAAATCCCGACCGGGAAGTGATCGTGCTGCGATCCAGCAAGTCGGCAGACGATGACGATGAGGCCCGTGATCCGAACGGCGACGCGGACGAAGAGTCGACCGGCACGGGCTGCAATTGGGATCTGGGTTACGCGATCTCTGTTCATAAATCGCAAGGCAGCGAGTGGCCCGTGGTCATCGTCATGCTGGATGACTCGAAGGCCGCGGAAATGGTGTGCAGTCGGAACTGGCTGTACACGGCGATCTCGCGGGCGAAGGTCATGGGATTGCTGATCGGCACTGAGGCGACGGCTCAAGCGATGTGCCAGCGTGACGGGCTCAAGAGGAAAACTTTTCTAGCGGAGTTGATCCGTGAAAAGGTGGATGAAGTCAACCGGCGATATCAGTCCGCGTGGACTGATGACGTGTTCGAGGAATTGTTAATGGGAGTGGTGTGATGTGCGACGACTGCGGCTGGGAAGACGCGTTAGATGAGGTCGAAACCATTCAAGAGATGTGTGATGAAGTTAATAGCGACTTTTCCGATTCCGTGTCCGAGCGGGTCGGATCGATTGCCGAAACGATTGAAAAACGCGAGCACGTGACGGACCGGCAGAACGACGCCCTGGGCAACATGCGAGACGCGATCGCCAAATGGATTCACGACTAATGAACGATCAAGACGAACTCGACTTCTCGGACATTGACCTCGAATTCCCAACTGACGCTCCTGTCGTTTCGGAATTCAAGATTGTTGTCGATACACGCGAACAAGCCCCCTGGCACTTCACTGGGTTAACGAGGCCTGGGAAAACCAAGAAAGATAAGCCAGTCGACATTATCGTCCCGCTGGTGCATAAGGGGCTTAAATCAGGGGACTATTCAATCGAAGGACTGGAAGATCTGGTCAGCATTGAGCGTAAATCACTCAAGGATGCTTACGCTTCAATTGGATCGGATCATGATCGATTCAAGAGGGAAGTTGAGCGACTAAACGAAATGCGGGTGGCCGCAATTGTTATTGAGTCCACTGACGAAGATTTGAAGTTTCCAGAATCGTTTACACAGACGACCTACGCGGCAATGTACGGAACAAAAATAGCGTGGATGATTCGATATCCGAAAGTGCATTGGGTTAATTGCCCGCGTCGGGAGGCAGAGGTGTGGACCTATAAGTTTTTGGAAATGTTCTGGCGGATTCATCAGCACGAGCTGCAGGAAATTAAGGAAGGTGCGAGATGAGCACGATGGAAACCTATCACAGCTTCCTTGCGTCGAAGCGTCGGCAGGTCCAGCCGGTCGGGTTCAAGATCGACGTCCTCGATCTGAACGCCAGCCTATGGGACTGGCAGGCCGCTATTGATCAATGGGCCTTGCTGTTGGGTCGGGCGGCGATCTTCGCGGACTGCGGACTCGGCAAGACGCTGATGCAGCTCGCCTGGGCGGAAGCCGTCCACCGCTTCACGGGCAAGCCGGTCCTGATCCTGTGCCCGATCGCCGTCGCGTGGCAGACGAAGCGGGAAGCGGAACGATTTGAGATCAACTGCCCGGTTGAAGTGGTCGAGTCGATGTCTGACATCGCGGACGACGCCGCGATCTGCATCACGAATTACGAGAAGCTGCATCTGTTTGACTGTTCGATCTTCGGCGGGGTCGTGCTAGACGAATCGTCGATCTTGAAAAACTTCACGGGCAAGATCAAGCAGCAGTTGATCACGACGTTCCGGCAGACTCCATTCCGACTGTGCTGCACGGCGACACCTGCCCCGAATGACTACTTGGAACTCGGCAACCACGCGGAGTTCCTGGGCATCATGCCGTCCAACGAGATGATCGCCCGATGGTTCATTAACGACTCGATGAAGTGCGGCAACTATCGCTTGAAGAAACACGGCGAGGAAGAGTTCTGGCGGTGGATGGCATCGTGGTCCGTGTGCATCACGAAGCCATCGGACCTGGGCCAGCAGTTCGCCAGCGACGACTATCAATTGCCCGAACTGGTCATTCACGAGCACATCATCGAGACGCCCGAAAAGCAGTCGGGTCAGTTGTTCAATCGCGGCGACAAGGTCAGCGCGACGGGCGTGCATAAAGAGAAGCGGGCCAGCTTGACGCCTCGCTGTCAGAAGATGGCCGATCTCGCGGTCTACAGTCCCGAGCCGTGGGGCCTGTGGTGCCACACCGACTACGAGGCCAATCAATTATTGAAGTGCCTGGGCGTAAAGGGGGACGGCCTGGACTCGCTGGGCGGAATCGTGGAAGTGCGAGGGAGTCATTCGGCGGCCGTGAAGGAATCGCGATTGCGGTCATTCACGGAAGGATCCGCGCGATCGATCCTTACAAAACCATCGATCGGCGGGTACGGGCTGAACTGGCAACACTGCCACAACACGGCGTGCTTCGCATCGTTTTCGTATGAGGACTGGTATCAATTGATCCGTCGATTCCTGCGGTACGGCCAGGTGTCGGACGTCGTGAACTGTCACTTGATCATGTCGGAAAACGAACACTCTGTGGTGACGACGCTGCGGGAGAAAGAGCGGGCTCATCGCGAGATGCAATCATCAATGGCGGCGAGGATGGCGGAGTTCACGCAGCAGCAGATTTATCAACGTCCCGTGTTGGAAAAATACGTGCCGGTGACGGCGGTTCAGGCACCTTTATGGCTGAGGAGCAAGTAATGGAACAAGCAGTGGAATTCGAACCTGACGACATTGACCTGGGCAAGATCGACTTCGATCTGGACGATCTTGACCTCGATATTGACGATCTCGACGCAGGCGACATCACCGAGCCAGTCTCTGGCATCATCGCGGCCGACTCGGCTTATGGTCCATCCTGGGCGATGTACCGCGGCGACTGCTGCGAGGTGATCCAGACGATTCCTGATTCGTCGATTGATATGTCGATTCACTCGCCGCCGTTCGCGAATCTCTACATCTATTCCGATTCCGAAGCGGACATGGGGAATTGCCAGACGCTCGATGAATTTTTCGAGCACTATAAATTTTTGATCAAGGAAATGAACCGAGTCACTGTGCCTGGGCGACTGGCGGTGGTTCACTGCAAGGACTTGCCCAAGTATGCGAACCGTGACGACACGGCAGGATTGATCGACTTTCCGGGTCGAATTGTCGAAGCGTACTGCGGTACGGAAGCTGCCGAAATCGACACCGCACTACGCCGAATCGAAAGGCGAATATACAAGGCCATGAAGGCCGGCGATGGAAGCAGGGCGGCGAGACTGCAGGACAGCTACAGCAAATTGAAATTAGACCTGCAGGACTTTCCACCAGAGGACGATTGCGGCTGGTCGTTCCATTCACGGGTGACGATCTGGAAATGTCCCGTGACGGAACGCGAGCGGACCAATAACAACGGCCTGTTGCACAAAACGGCGACACGCGACCGCTCGCAGCTTCGGCAGGGCATGGCTGACTACTTGCTCGTGTTTCGCAAGCCGCCGCTGGGGACGCTGATGAGCGACAAGCCGGTCTGCGGAGAGGAGCGAACGGCCCCCACGTTTGAATTCCCCGAAGGGCAACTCTTGCGACAAGGCTTCATTGAGCCGTACATCGGCGACGTATCGCCCCGTGAAAACAACCTGCATCCGTCGCCGTTCGCTCGCAAGGGGAATGCGACGGATCTGTCGATTGACATCTGGCGACGCTACGCGGAACCAGTGTGGTGGGACATCGACCAGACGGACGTGTTGAATTTCAAGATCGCGAGATCGGACCAGGACGAAAAGCATATCTGCCCGTTGCAGTTGGACCTGATTCGCCGGGCCGTGTCGATCTGGTCGAATCCCGACGACGTGATCCTGTCGCCGTTCGCGGGCATCGGCAGCGAGGGCTACGGGTCCGTGATCGAGGGACGTCGATTCGTGGGGATCGAATTGAAGGAAGGGTATTTCGATGTGGCTCAATCTAATCTGAAGATCGCTGATGAGAAGATGGCGCAGAAGAGGTTGTTTTAGATGCCTGACACTTACGAGATCATCGAAGTAGTGCCGACCTACGGCGGCAAGCCCGTACTGATGTTCGAGGTGAACGGTAAGCGATTCCAGGTGCCCGTGGGGCTGGTATGCAAGGCCGGAGATCGGATTGGAATTATTCCAAAAGACGATCACAAATCAATCTTAATCACAGCAAAGGCCGTGCGGTTATTGCATTCAACAGACGACCCGGCTTTCGCTGCAATGGCTTCCACGAAGGCCGCAGTGCGACTCGCCGAACTGATTCTATGTATCCCGCAAATTCAGGAGTCACGCAATGAGGGACATTAGTGAATTGACCGAACGGCAACAGGAAGTCTACCTGTTCATTCGCCGCAAGAGTGAATCAGGCCGCGTGCCAACAGTTCGCGAGATCGCAGGTCGGTTTGGAATGCGGTCTCCGAATGCCGTGATGGATCACATCAAGCGATTGGAACGGATGGGATTCGTGAAGCGGTCCGGATCGCCGCAGCGACGTTTGCAGGTGCTTTAGAAACCTCTTAAGGATTCCAACATGAGTCTCGTAAAGCTGCGGCACTGCAAATGGAGGAATGACGAACGCCTGAAGTATCGCCACGTCGAGTGGAAAAAGTCACTTCCGTTTGTATTCAATCCTCGCGGAGTGCTGATCCATCGAGCGAAGTCCGTCCATAGCAACGGGGTGTTTGCTGACGACACGAACACGAGCGTTATCTACTGGTGTGGCAACCTGGGGCGAGACCCCGAGTTCTACGCCGATCCACCGGCCGACAAACTGCTCTGTGCTCGCTGTGAGCTACTGGCGGTGAATGCTGGCGAGGCGACAGCCGACGTTCTGGCTGGTCGTCATGTTCACATCGGAAAGGCAGTTCCGGTGCGCACGTGCTGCCCCGAAAGCCAAGGTATCAATTAACCCGTGCTGTCAACACCTTTTAGTCATGAGAAAACCTTATGAAAAAACCAGAAGCCGACGCGTTCGCAAAGTTCCTGCTCGACGTCATCGACAACGCCGTCGCCAAGCGGGAGATGACGCTGGTCGAGACGCAGTCCATTCCCCGAGCAGACGGCCACCCGCAGACGGTTCGCATCATCGTCATTCCCGAGACAGTAAAGTTCACTTGGCCGTAAATAGAGGAGTCACGCAATGAGTACAGACAACCCAACAACTGCCGTGTCGGTGATTGAAGAGATGCTAAATCCATTCACGGCTCGTGAGTCGGTTCGGTATGGGATTGATCGACAGTGGGTCAAGAACGGCTGGCGTAACGCAACCGATTCCGCCATCGCCGTGCGTGTGCGAACTGACGAGCCGGACTGGCAACACACTGCCCCAAATGGACGGCACAAGAGCGTTCCGAAAATGGAATCGATCTTCGATCCATTGATGAATTTAGACGGGTTCCTTGGCGTGTTCCAGGACGTCGTTCCGATACCAGATTGCGACGTCTGTAAGAACACGGGACGGGTGACTCTCCAATGCGAATGTTGCCTTGGACTGGGTCATCGAGAGTGCCGTGAATGTGGCCACGAAGGCGAATGCCTTGAATGCGACGGATCTGGCCACACCGAGGAAGACTGCGTCAAGCACTCACACGTCGTGGTCAGCGATGGCGAGCTGATCACGAGCCACTATTGGTTCCTGATTCAGCGATTGCCCATCGTCACGATCCGACACATGGATATCAAATCACTGTTTAAGTTCACGGTCGGTGGATTGGCCGGGCAAGGCATCGTTATGCACCGCAAGCAAGAGGAGTAGATGCGATGCGTGAATTCACGAGACGCACAACCGGCAGCGTCACACACGCGACCGTACTACCGGAACTGCGGGCGATGGAATCTAAGACCGTGAATCGAGCCAACCCACAGGAGTCAATCATGAGCAATGAGCCAATCGCGATCGCAGAGTTCGCCACAGGTGCGAAACGCGGGAC